GTACGACCACGCGTTAGCCACGGTCGTGTTCTCGCGCATGTCCTGCGCCGACAGCGGATGAATCAGGCCGATGTAGTGCTGCATCACGGCCGGCGACTTCGACGGATCGCGATACGCGCCCGCTTCGATCATCATGTCTTCCCGCTCGTCGCCCATGAAGCGAGGAACGCCGTAGGTCAGGAACGTGCCTACGATACGATTGTTCTCATGCGGCGTCATGACATCGGTTGCAATCAGGTTGGCGCGCGACGTTTTGCCGTTGGCGTAGTTCACCTGCGTGGCCGCCATCAACGTATTCATCGTGTTGCGCTCCAGCGTTTCCGGCAGTTGCAGCGCGACCAGTTCGCAGGCCTGCTGGAAGAGCGGATGCTTGATGGTCAGGTTCGCCACGTCGGTGATGATAACGCGGTCACCCCATTGCTGCGCGGTAGCGGAGACCTGTTGCAGCGCCATCGCTTCGCCGGGAGGCGCTACGCCTTCCTGCAACGGCGCGAAAGGCAACGGCAAACGCTGGTAGCGCGATGCCGTGTAGGTCGTGCCTCGATTCGTATCGAGCTTGAGCGGCTTTCCGAACTGGTACGCGACCAGTTGGCGGCGCGCGAGCGGTTCAACTTCTTCCTGAATGTACGCTTCAACGTCCGCCGTAAAACTGGTGGACTGGTTTGTCACGCCGGGGAACAGCGAGGCCCACATGAGGCCCAGTTTCTTGAGGTAGGACATGGTTTCCTCTCGTGGTTAAATATTCTGATTCTCAAGACGCGCTCTACGCTTGTCCTGATCAGTCGTGGGCCGACCCCGGCCTGGTACGTCGCTCCGAACCCCCGGAGACCTGCCGCGCGGCACGTCCGGCGCTTTCGATGCCGGTTTTGCCTTCGCTTTAAGCTTGCCTTCCGCGATATCCTTGCCGAGCAGGTAGAAGTAGACCGCCTCGCGCGACGCGTTGCGCCCTTGATTCCGCTCCTGCTGTATCGCTTCTTCCACGCGGTCCGCGTACTTCGCGCGTCGCGGATCGGTCGTGTTCTTCGACTCGAACCGCGTACGGTCGATCATGTCGGCCGCTTCGAGTCTTGCCTGACGCGCTTCGGCCTTCGCTTCGCGCAGTGTGCGGTTTGACTGGATCTGCCAGCGCTCAAGCTCCGTCGTTTCCGGATTGCGGAGACGCTCTTCTTCCCGCTGGAACTCACTGTCTACCGTGGGCTGGCGTGCTGCGGCTTCTGCCGCCAGGCGGCCGCGCCTTTCGACTTCAGCTTCCAGCCTAGCCAGGCGCTCACCAGAATCGTCGTGACGCGCGGCGGTGCGTGGAGGAGGATCGTCAGGCAGATCAAGGTCGAGATCAAGATCAGGATCGCCACTATCGGGATCAGGTGTGTCAGGATCGTCAGGAGGATCAACATTATCGTCATCGCCGTCAATCCCCGGGAATAGAAGGCCGAGCAGCTTTTTGAGCAGCTTTTTAAGCAGCTTGTTCATTGTTGTTCCTTACGTTGCGTCGCCAGCGCCGACATTCTGGATGGTCGCCGTAGGAGTCGCGCCTGTGGCCGTGATCTGAATCACGAAGTCGCGCCACACGGTAGTGGCGACCGTCATCGTGCCATTTAACGTCCAGCCAGTGTTGGTCGTGACGGTAGCAGTAAAGCCGGTGGCGTTAATGATGCGAAGGTTGGTCGTTGACCCGACTACCGCTTGCTGCGGAGTCATCGTCGAAAGGAGCGTAGCTACAGTCGGCAGAGTAACCGCCGCCGCGCCGGTGAGGGACAGGGCGAGAAAGGTATTCTCCGCCGCCATGACCTGCTGCTGCGTGGCGGTAAAAGCACCCGTGTGCGTGTCGAGGTTGTATGCCGTCGCCGGCCACGGGTTGACCGAAATCAGCGCATTGATCAGGCCGACCTGATCAGGCATGGAGCCGTTGTCAGCGATAACAGGAGTCTGGCCCTGGATCGCGGGGAAAAGAGCGCCGATCACTTCGGCCAGTTTGAGTTTTCGCACGATAAGCTCCTGTATAGGCTTTCGCCGGTTATATGCGATTGTTACAAAAAAGTCAATAAAGCCTGGATATCGTAAGCCAGTTGGCGGCGGCGGCCCCGTCTAGCGTCAACGTCGCCGCTGTGCTCTGGAAAATCGATACCGTTATCGTCTGGCCTGAAGTCACGTTGAGAACTGTGGCGCAAGTCGCCTGGCAGGTAGTGGCCACGTTAGACTGATACGTTACGCCCGCTTGCTGAACCGCCGCGCCGTTCACGTTGAAAATGACGATGAATTGGGTATTGGCCGCCACGGTGGCAGAAGTCGTTCGAAACGCCGCGCTTACCGCATACTGCCCCGTGGCCGGCGCGGTATAAACACCCGTGGACGCCACAAAGTTTGCTCCGACGTTCACCGTTGCCGTAAAGGTCGTAACGACAGTCGTTGCCCCACTTGTCAAACTTAATGCGTTCGTCGTACTAGCGATAACGCGCGACATTCCGGTTGCTACGAGCGTAGTAGCGGTAACCGCCGCCGGAGTCGTGCCGCCAATTACCGCGTTGTCGATTGTTCCGCCCGTGATCGTCGGGTTATTTCCGAACGCCGGATCGGCCCCCGTGACGCCAATCAACATCTGCCCTGTCGTGCCCGTCGCGAACGCTACTGCACCTGTGCCTTCGCCGAGCAGGACACTATGCGCTGTGAGCGTCGTCTGTCCGGTTCCGCCGCCGGGGACTGTGATCCCCTGGAATGCCGGATTCGTGCCCGCGCCGCGCGAGGTAAGTGGAATTCCGGCTGCGCCAGGCGCAATCAGCGCGACGTTTCCCGTACCGTTGCCGACCAGGACGTTAAACGCCGTCAAAGCCCCAAGGCCCGTGCCGCCGCTCGCGACACCTACCGGCGTGGACGCGGTCAACGTCGTGAAAGCGCCGGTTGAAGGCGTCGTCGCGCCGACCGATGTACTGTTGATCGTGCTGCTGGTAATCGTTGCGCCGGTAATCGTCGGCGAGGTCGAGGGCAAAGCGCCAATCCCGAGAGGCGTATTCGCAATCCATACGCCCGTCTCACCGTCCGTTTCCAGAACGACAGCGGAGGAATTGGCAGTGCCTTGCGGCAGAACGACGCTGGAGCCTGTTGTACCGCCCGCGCCATTACTCAACGCCACTGTGACGGTGAAGGCTCCCGTCGTATTGTTGACGAATGCCGGTCGGCGGGAAGCGTTATTGAAATTCCCTGCCGCGATAATGATCGTCGCGTTGCTGGTAAGCGTTCCTGTCAGGATAACCTGACGCTCTCCGGGCGGCACAACGGCTCCAGCGATCTGCGCGCCGGTCGAATAGCCCGTGCCGCCGTACAGGATCTGCGTCGTGGTTACCGAACCGCCGCCCCCAACTACGGTGACGCGGATCACCGCATCCGAATTACCGCCCGGAAGCACCAGAATATCGCCCACGGCATAACCGCTGCCGGGTACGGCGATAGACAGAATACCTGTGATCACTCCGCCAGAGGCAAAGACGACTACCTGAAGCCCTGAACCGAGCGATTCCTGATTGTAGATACCGCCCGTGATCGAAAGGGGAACGGTCGCTGTATTCCGGATGACCTGCTGATTGACGAAGGCATCCGTCGCGAGCAGTAGAGAGTTGTCCGTCGGGCCTTGCGTCGCGCCAGTAACGCCCGTGATCGTGCCGCCGGTGATGTTCACGTTGTTGAGAGGGAAGCCACCTGATGCAATCAGGTTCAGATCCGCCGCTGTCTGCTGGCAGATCGAATTGATCGCGCGTTGAACCTCGCTCACCGGTACGCCAACACCCTCGCCTTTGACTACCGGGATATTGAAGACAAATTCATCGGACATGGATAGCCTCTATGCGCTGTTTGTGCGTCGGATATCCGGCCGATTTTACATGCAGGTTACTGCGAAGCAGGAAAGAGATCAGTCCGGGCACATGGCCGCGCGCCACGGCGTAGCGGTCCGCTTCCAGTTCCTGCGCTTCGCACATCTCGAAAAAGCCTTTCCATCTGAAAGTCACGAGACGCGCGAGGCGTTTCCATGCGTGCCGGTGGTGGATGTGGCCCTTCTCATGTGCAACGATGGCGCACTGCTCCAGTTCGGTGAGCCTGTAAAACTCATCACCGAACTGGATAGTGCCCCATAGCGTCGAACGTGCAATCATTAGCGCGGCCCCATCTGTGCATCCTGAACCTGATCCGGATTCACCATACCGGGCGGGCCTTGCGGGCGAGGCTGGCCGGGTTGTGCGCCCGGTCGCGGGGTGCCGGCCACGCCTGGGCCCGCGCCGCCGGGTATGCCCTGTTGCCCTTGCGGCGGCCCAAGTGCCTTTTGCATCTTCTGGTTCATGGCCTGCTGATGTTGCTGGATGTGCGCGCGGAACAGGCCGACCGGATCGCCGGTCAGCGTCGCACCGCGCATATGCTCCGCGATGTGCCGCTGATCGTCATCCGCCGGATGCACTTCCGCTGGCAAACCGTTGTGCATCATCAGGTTCTCGTCTGACGGCTCAACGTGGAACAGATTGCGCTCATCGATCAGGATACGCGGGCCGACTTCCGGCCCGAAAATCTGCTCAGTGCCCATCTCCAGAATCGGGCCGACGTTGAGCCGCCGGCCGTCCAGTTGCTGCGGGGGGATGCCGCGCAGCACGTTCATCCACGCAATCATCTGCTGCATGCGCTGCATTCCGGTCTGATAGGCTGTGCCACACCAGCGGAAGAAGTAGCGCTCGCTGAATGCCTGAACCGGGATTTCTTCCTGTTTTGCTCGAGCTCCGACTTCGCCCATCGTGACGACCGTAAGTTCCTTCGTACGAAACTGACGGTCGAGCTCAAACATGCGTTCCAGCAACGGGTTCAAAATGCAACCTTCGTAACGCTTCGCGTGGTCGATGATATTCGACTGTTGCTCCTGCGCCTGCGCTGCGGCCTGCGCCTGATTCTTCCTGCCTGGGGGGAGGGTCCCAAGCATCGCGTCATTGACATCCATCGATTCTTTGATCTGCGCCTTGATTGCATTACAAAGCGCGATGGAATCTTTGTATATCGCCGGGAACTGCGCGAATTGTGTTGTTTGCGGGTTCGTGAGCCACACAGCGGCTAGCCCCATCACCATACTCTGGTAATTGGGGTTGGCTAACGGATCGGTCATGACGATAGGCAAAAGCGCGTATTGAGCGCTATCCATCCCCATGTTGAAGAAATCGTTCACGTTCCACTGGAGGTACTTCACGGGTTCGACACGCGAGATCCCGTAAATCGTTCCCTGAATCCGCTCAACGGGTGCCGTAATGATGGGGCGCTTCTTCGACCAGAACGGGTTTCGGATGATACCGAGAATGACTTCCGGGCCGGCGTAATAGACAAAACAAGGCTCTTTGCCCTTGCCTTCTTCCAGTTCCAGATTCGTATGGACTTCGTAAATCAGCGCGTACTTGTACGTGCCCTCGGTGCGCACGCCGGCATCTGCCGTGCGGCGCTTGTTCGGGACGCGTTTCT